CTATATATTATAGCCGATTTATGTCACTTTCTTGATGCTGATGCGACTTACACTAAATTAAATCTAGCAAGAGATTCGTTTGGCAGAAAAGGTAATCATAGCACGAGGTAACTTATGAAAAGCATAGAAGACCACATTGCAAAAGACAAAGAGATCCTTGCAGATCCAAAAACTTCTGAACCCATGCGTCACCACATTGAAGATGAATTACATGACTTAGAAGAATATGTTGAACATCACAAAGATGAGATCAAAGCAGGAGATCACCACGATCCAAACGTATTAGAAGTATTCTGCGATATACATCCTGATGAACCAGAGTGTCTGGTATATGACGACTAACAAATATGGAATCGTCATCGTTATTTAATCCTGGTTTTTTAGGAGGCAGTTTCTATTGGTTTATAGGCCAAGTTGCTGACGATTCAACGTGGAGAGAAAATCAAAATCCTAATAAGTTTGAAGAAGTTTCGGAGATGCCAGCATGGGGATATAGATATAAGGTTAGAATTATAGGTCATCATGATCAAGATGAATCTGATGTAACTGCAGAGGAACTTCCTTGGGCTCAGGTGATGTATCCCGTGACTGCTGGAACGGGTCATGGTGGATCATATCAATCACCTGCAATCAAACAAGGAAGTTTTGTTTTTGGATTTTTTCTTGATGGAAAGGATCAACAGACTCCAATAATTATGGGATGTCTTGGTAATAATGCTAAGACTAAACTTGAGAGAAGACAGGGAACTGAGGGTAGTGGTGGAAAGAATTTCACCCCAATAAGTTTCTTCTCTAAGATGATAAAGGAAGAGCCTGTTGATCAAAAACATCTTAAGGATGGAGATCTTGCACCTAAACAAGCAGGAAACGATGCGTATAGTTCACCATCGAAAGAGAATGTAACTATGGAGTCGTCAGATGCAAATAATATAAAGACTACTGCTGACCGAAAGAAATATGATACATTAGTTGAGAAGCATGCACTTGCTTGCCCTAATCCAGATACACAATCTGACATAAAAAATATACAGACTGTAATATCAACGTTAACTTCTAAGATAGAAGCATTTCAAAACTCTTTAAGAGATGCTGATCTTGCTGCTGGATTACCAATATTAGAGAATAACAAAGATATAGACGCAGCGATTGAAAGTGCATCTAAAGAGATGTCAAAATATATGAAAGGCACAATGAATAAACTTCAACAGTTTACGACTAAGGAGTTTAATGAAAAACTTGCACCATTAGAAAATCTTGCTCCACCATCTCACGCACTGGAATTATTAAAGAAAAAGGTTGAAGGATTGGAAAAGATTGCTTGTATGTTTAATGGCATGGCAGGTCTTGCACTTGCTGGATTAATCGCTGCAGCATTAAGGAAAGCATTTAATAGAAAGAGGAAAAAAGCAGAGGAAGCAGCTGCTAATGCTGCCATATCAGAGGCAGGGGTTGCTGGTGTAAGCACATCAGCAGTGATACCAAGTCTTCCTATATTAGATACACCTGGTTCTAGTGATGTTCCACCTCCAACTGCCGATGGATTTTACAGACCCACACCACTTTGTGAGACTGAAGAAATCATTGGTGAGGTTTTGGGTGGAACAATTAATACAATAATGTCAGGATTCGATAGTGCGATTGGCCCTGTGATTGATGAGATTCAAAACTCTCTTGGTGGATCATCAACTGAAACTGGATCAGAAAATACAGGAACTATTGATAATGCAATAAACGAAAATAATCTTTTATCAGCTTTATCATCTGGTGATTTGATTTTAAGTTTTTCTCAAACAATAGCGGATCAAGCAAAAATAGATCCTAATACTATAGGTGGTGCAAATCGTTTCTGGGCAGATGGAAATTATGGTCGTGGATTGATTGGATTTATTGATGCTGTTGGTCAAAACACCCCAGATAATCAACAATTAATATCACAAGCATTATCTCTAATTAATGATAAATCAAATCCTACAGGAATAGCAGCAGGGATGGTTCTTGCATCAAATTTGTTAGGTGTTAGTGAGAATCTTTTAACTGGAATAGGTAATGCTTTTCAAGCGATTAGAACTGGTAACATTCCTAATTTACTAAATGCTGCTGGTAGTTTAGCATCAATAAATCCAAGAATATTAAACGCTATCGCAGGTAGAGGAGCATCTTTAGCTGGTATGATACCTAGTGGTATAGGTTTAGGTGCTTTGGGTGGTATGAACTTTGATATAACGAGTGCGTTAGGATTTGTTAATTCAATAACTAAAATATTTAATTGTGACCCCGATCCAGAGTGTTCACCAAATGATGAACATACAATGCAAAGTGGAGGTGGATCAACTGGCAAACCTAGCACTTCATCAGTGGCTGAATCTGCTAGAAATACATCAGAGTCTGTCGGAGAGAGAAAATCATATGGAACTAGAATAGAGAAGTTGAGTTCTAGTAAACAAGGTGTTACAATTAAGAAAGTATTTGCTAAACCAAAATCAAGAGTAAAAGATCTAACTAATCTTGTTGGTTATGTAAATGGTCAACCTTATTATGGTGATTTCCACATACATGAGAGGGAGGATGGATCAATAGTTAAGATGGTTGGTATAGCACACACGACAACACCTCATTCTATCATATATGATACAGTTCAAGAGAGTTTACAGTAATGCCAATAACACAAGCCTCATTTGATAATATTAAAGTAGGATACATCAGCGAAACTGATGGATACGTTCAAAACGTATCAATTTCTGATGCCAATACATACGCAGAATTAAATCCAGATACAGAATTTATTTTTATTGATGGTGATGAGAAGGTTAGATTTTTGACAATTAGTGAAGTAAACGCACTAACTCCCAAAAATTTACTAAGATCTGATCCTTGTTTAACTGGTGATCAACCTTGTGGCCCACCGAAACTTAAATTCTTTGGAGGTGGTGGTGTTGGAGCAAGTGCTAATCCAGTTGTAGATGGTAGTGGTAATTTAATTGCAGTTGATCTTGTGAGTGGTGGTTTTGGATATACTTCACCACCACAGGTTCAAGTTATTGATCCTTGTAACAATGGTAGTGGTGCTGTATTACAAACAATATTAGGAACTGATGATTTAACTGGTGTTGTTGTTCAAGTCATTATAAAAGATAGTGGTCAAGGTTATCTTCCACCACCACAAACAGTTCCACAATATCCTGCTGTTCTCGAACTTACGGGTGTGACTGTAACTAATCCAGGTTTTAATCATAATTGTGGTGTAGATACAATTGAAGTGATACCAAGTAATGGCACGGTTCTCTCTTATAATTGTGATCCATTTGGTAAAATAAAATCTGTATCTGTAGATAAAGGTGGTAGATTTACAGAACTTCCACAAATTAGAATGAATACAGAAACAGGAATTAACGCTGCTTTTGTTCCTAATTTTGATGTTATTCGTGATCCACAACCAATAGATCCAGTAATAACTCAGGAGGATCTTGTTCAGGTGTTTGATCTTGTTGGGTTAAATATAAATGGTTATATTGATGGCAAAGCTTACTATGGTAACGTATACTATATAAATGGCATCAGATATGCAGGAACGTCTGCACAAACATCTGGAACTAATATTATAGTTTACGACACTCGACTTGGGAGTCTTCAAAAGAGACTTGATGTTGTTCGACCAGTCACCACGACTGAAGCAGAAGAACCTGAGATGGAAACTAGAGAAGATACTATAGAAGCTATAAGTTCCCCATCAAGAGGAAGTTACTCTACTACACCAACAAGTGCTCCATCAACAACACCAGCGACCAGCACACCAAGCACAACACCTGCAACTGGTGGTGGATACTCTACTCCATCTACACCAGCACCTGCACCATCAACACCATCAACACCATCAACACCAGCACCTCCATCATCTAGCCCACCTAGCGGTGGCGGTGGTGGATACGGAGGAGGATACTAATGACTGCTAAAAAGAATTTTTGGAACCAAGTAATAAGTGCCATGAATGGCAGCATTACTTTTGGTAAACTAAGCCCAGAGGGAGATGTCACTTCCAGTGTTG